TCTCCATCTAAAGGTCCACAAATATCGCAGACTCTTTCATCAGGTGCAGTTATCCACATCTTTTGAGATTGAGTATCAACAAAGCCCTCCTCCGATGCTTGTCTCCAACCTTCAAAGCGTCCTTCGTTTTGTGCTAACGCAATTTCGGTGCGAGCAATCATGGTTGCTCTTTTACTTTTAAGAGATTCTGAATATCGGTCTGCTCTCTCACGGGAGCGGGTGCGAGCGGATTCTTCTTTCATTCCACCACGGACTAATCGGGCAAACTCTTTTTTCTCAAAGGTATCAACTGCCTCTGCCCATCTTGGATGCAAGCCAACACTATTTTTAATTCTTCTTGCTGTCTCTCGGTAATCTACCTTTTCCCTGAAAGCCCTGACAATAGCCTCACGGACGGCAGTTCTTGTAAGTTCATCAATAGATGTAACCAATTCTCCAGCACGACGCTGGGCAATTGCTAAGGCATTGGGATTTGTTTTATCAAAAGATAAGTTAAATGTAACTTTAGGTTTCCTACTTGTTGGCATTGTCAGGTTAGGAGGTGCTAACTGTGGAGCAAGTTTTTTAATTTGATTGATTGCTTCTCTGCCACCTAAATCAATAGAGGTCATTAAGGCATCTTTAATTTTTGCTTGGTTTGCAATCGTGATTGAGTTAAGTAATCTTTCTAAAACTACTGGGTCAAGATTACGAAGTAAGGCTTCTAATTCTTTTAACGCAATCTTGTCAGAGGCTCGTTGAATAGAGTTGTAAAGAGTACGGGCGAGCGCTTGCTCCTCAGCGGATAAAGGTATTCGTCGAGGTCGCTCGGCTTTGGCAAAACGAAATGGCATCTCTAACCAACTTCAGGGGGACTTGGTTTTAATCCTTCGGGTGTTGGTGGAGGTGTTGGTAATTCTTCTTCGCCAGCGCCATCGGTCTCCTCAGGTGCAGGAGGAACTCCCATACCTTCAGGCATTGGAGGCATACCAAAATTCTGTCCATCATGTTCAGCAGGTGGCAGACCAGCAAGGTCTCGTAAGTATTCTTCCAACTTAGGGTCAGGAACAAGAACACCGCTTTGTGCCAAGTTAGCAACGAAGGTAGAAATCTCAGCCAAATCAACATGGCTTACTTCGCCATAACTTAGATAAGGAGAACGGCTAGAGTTCATTCCATTCAACTTAAGAAGGCGTGGAATTGCATACTGGTTAATTACTTCAGAGATATTTTTAGCAATTGAATCAACTGACATAGACCACAAATCCATTTTAGAAGTTCCAAGAGAATAAGTTCCTACACGGTTTGAGCCAAGCAAAATAAAGTCTGAAAGAACTGACATTGAAATTCTTTGGTCATAGCGTTGAATGATTTTGTCTGTATCGAACTGACGGCTTCCTCCCGAGGAGAGAAGAACTAAATCAAATACTTTGTGTCCAGCGTCGTCATACATTGCTGGCATAACAATTCCCTCTTGCTCATTGCGCTTGATAGAGGTAACGATGTTTTGAATTGTTGCAAGAACAGCCGCTTGCTCAGCGGTTGCGGTTGAAGATAAGAATTCAGGTGGTACATAAGCAATAGGTAATCCAGCCAAGTCACGCTCAATACCGATGGCTTCAATTTCTTCAATACGCTTCTTAAAATAATATGGGCGATAAGCATTACGCAAAAGTGAGCGACCTTCGGGGTTATTCTTTTGTGAACTGGTACGGAACAGTAAAGCCTTCTCAATTGGAATTGTATGGATACCACCCGCTGATGGGTCTACTTGAACCATGGCTTGAATTCCGCCATCCTCATCTATATCCCAGCGGAACAAAGTTTCTTGAGCACGAATAGGCATCTTGCGCCAACCAATGCGATTGTCATTATATTTAGAATTTTTCTTTGGGTCTGCTACATCTCCGCCTCGAACTTTGTAAACAATTTCATGATATGAAAAACCAAAAATTAACATCGATAGCATTTGGGAAACTGTTTGGTCCCAAGAATCTGACATGTCGTTCAAACATGACTCAACAAAAACTGCTACTTCTTTATCCTCTTTTGTAATCTCTCCATCTTCAGAGCCATCAGAGAATGGGTCAATGCGCCAATCAAGACGAGTGATAACTTTTTCGATTGCATACAACATTGAGCCGATAGTCGGGTCATTGTCCGCCATCTCTCGGTAAGTTTTTGCTCCACGGGTACCACGGAGGTTTACTAAAAATTCTTCGAATACCGTTCCACCTGAACGGCGTAAACCCGTCGAGCCTAATTCCGTTAAGTCGGGTTTTGGTTTGTCTGCCATTTATACCTCTCGACTAATCTTTATCTCTGCTGGCTAATCCAACAACGATATTGAGTGCCTGTTGCTCCGTGAATCCTGCACTCACTAACTCATTAAATAGTTCATGAGATTGAATTGCAAAAGCCCCAAGCGTAGAGATGACTCCATCACGGTTGGGCGAAAGGTCATCGTACACCCATAGATTATACCGTTAAGCGGATTTTGCCTTTTTATTCTCCGTCAAAGACAAACTCAACTGAGTTTAATCTGAAAGTCGCCGTCTCCATTGCAAACTTCTTTGCTAAATCTCTTGTACCTGCTTGAGCATATTCTCTTTGCTCTAGCAATCCGCCGATTTGGTCAAAGTGTTTGAATACAACTTTGAATGGTAATTCGTCTACACCTGTCGTCATGTGTACTTCAACATATTCTTTAGGTGCTATTTCCATAGAAATAAACGGACGACCATTTGGTGACACGACAGTTTTAGCGCTAGGAAGTTCCCTAACAAAAAAATCAGTCCAAGCCATTTCAACCCCTTTCGAGAGTTTATTAACCCTCATTGTACTATATCAGGGTTAAAAAGGTGCAATCTCCGAAACTGGTGCGCTCCATGAATCTCGGGCTGGTGCAGTTGCAAAAGAATCCGCTCGATTAGGGGTACTGACCTGAGCGACGGTGTGACGCTTCAAATCAACACCGATGTTCCAAGCGGTGACCGCAATCTTTGAGCGCTTAGCACCTGAGACTTTATCGTCCCAGTTTTCTTGAAGTGCTGTGCCGACAACAATTACTGACATGCCCTTGCTTAAAGTATCGGCGCAATTTTCAGCAATCTTGCCCCACGCTTTTACATCCCAAAAGGTTGTATCTAAATTTTCCCAAGTCCCATCAGGCTTCTTGCTGGACTTAGAAGTTACTACGGTGAATGTTGCTAAGGCTTTACCATTAGGAGTAAAGCGAAGTTCAGGGTCAGCGGTTAAATTGCCCGTAATTGTTAGTGATGCACTCATGCTACATACCTCTCATTCGTTATTGGTTTGGCTATTATGTTTAGTTTTTTTCTTAGTTGTTTTCTTTGTAGTGCGTTTGTTCCTGCCCATATTCCGAGCACTTTGTAATGTAGTGCATAGGTCAGACACTCTTCTTTCCATGAGCACCCACTACAAATCTTCTTGACTTGTTTGGATTCCTCCGTCAATAAATTCTTCTCGGGGAAGAAGAAGTTCGTCTCTATCCCCCAGCAACTCGCTCCCTCGAACATCCATGGCATAATCATTTTCTGCAAGCGGTTCCTCTCCAACTGTGAGACGATTCGGGGAAGTGTTATCTAATCTAGCCAAAACCCTTCCATTGCGCCATACTTTTCCAGCAACAATTCCGTCATAGTGATTTTGTCTAGGTTGAACTAAAGCATCACATTCTGTGTGGTACTTGCATCGGGAGCAGTAAGCGAGCGCTGGTTGGGCTAAATCAATTTGTTGTTGGTCAAAGAGCCAAGGGTCAGCCGAGCGACATGGAGCATCGTGAATAAAATTAGGTAAAGACATGCGCCAGTTCTATCTTGAAATATCTTGATGGTTCTTGATTTCAGGAACTTTGTTTGTTGCCCAATCCCCGAAGCGTTCTTTAATTAACTCATTAAGTAATCTTAGACGCTCTGTTTCATCCATAGGTCTATTTGTCTCTGAGTCCGATGTCATCATCGCCCTCCCAATTCTTTAATCCGTGATGCACTAATCCAAGGTGGCGCCAATCAGGATTTTGGTCATCGGCAAGAGTAAGAGTCCAGTAATCCTTATCGCCTTCGCCCATCCATTCAGAAACTAGAACCCAGCCTGTACAAATTGCTGGTTCAACAAAAGCGATGCGCCCAATTTCAGCGAGCGCATCGTCTATTGCGGAAGGTTTTTTATGCTCTTCTTCTTTTGCCATTCAGCAAGGTTAGTACCAATTATTTTTTTCCCAAAAGAGCCACGCCGAACATGGGTTCGAATATCTATGCTCGATATAAATGAGACCACGGGTGACTTGCTCCTCGACTGTTAAGTCAGGGTCAAGTCCTAGAATCTGTGGAATACCACCAGCATGAAGTTTTTCTTTGCCTTGGTAAACGGGTTTTTTATTGTAAGCATCGGGACGCCAATTTGATTCTTTCGTCCAAAGCGAATTAAGACATTCCCACTCGGCAGGTTTTTTCCAGCCGTAGGAAGTAAGTTTTTTCTGAGCGAACTCTTTCGCCGCTTCAGGTGTCCGTTCAATAGTTACCGCTTTGATAACTGGAATCTCGTTAGCCCCTGCTACTGGGTCAGGTGGGATTTGGAACGGATTGATAATGATAATTCCAAGAGCGAAAATAAAAATTGGAATTGGCTTAAATATGTTTTCATAGAATCGCATATTCCTCTTTCGTTAGGAGTGAACGCTTCTTCGTTACTGGTTGTAACGCTTCTATGTTGTCGGTATCTGACCGACCTCACTTTGGCTATTAGGTGTTTTGCGAACCTTCTAAAAGGGTACAGCATCAAGATGAATGACTGTCAAGGATTGAGGCGCTCGGTGAGGGACGCACTTACATCGTGCTTGAGAGAGGACGGACGCACGACTGGCATCAACCCCACCGAACTTTGGGTACCCGTAGCAAGGATACCTTACAAATATCGCAGAAAGGTTAATGCGATATAAGACTCATCCCGCCAATCTAAGAAGAGACTGACGGGATGAATTCTGTTTTTTATTACAAGCCAGCGTTATCAAGCAGAGAATTTAATTCTGCTTTAATTGCTCTAGCCTTCTCGCCTTTCCAGCCTGTTAAGTTGCAAAGCGCATACCTAACAACTGAAGCCGCTGAGTCAGCGTAATACTGGTCGTGAATTGAATTTAACTGAAGAAAAGGCTCAACATAAGGTTGGGCGTAGACATAAAATTTCTTGTCT